AAGAGAATCAGATATTTATGATTGGAATGACCAAAGTAATTATAAAGATGCTATCACAGAATACAACAAGTATATGAATAAAATTGCAGATAAACTCAATAAATCACTTGATGAAATGAATGGCATTTATAAAGTTTGGACAAAGATACGAGATAAGTATCGTAAGAGGGATAAAAAATGATTAAATTAAAAGAACTTATAACGGAAAAGAAAGAACTTGGTGGAGCCTATATTGATAAAATTTATGATTTAACTGATAGGAATAATCACACAAGAGCAAGAGCTGAATTAGCGAGACATGTTGGTGATAAAAGACTTATAAAGGCTTATGAAGGTTTAATGTATGTAGAAGATTTATTACGAGATGCGAATGATACATCAAAAGCAAGAGCTAGATTAGATAAAATGTTGTTTTATAAAGCAGAAAAGAAGTTTAGTGATTATGATGCTATAAGTGGAGCATTTTAATGATTAGTTTAAAAAACTTAGTTAAATATGTTCGAGAGGCAAAGATTGCTAAACCAAGACGAGGTAAACAAACACCTTTGGATGCTAATGTTCAAATTCCAGGTTTTGGTGTAATGACAAGAAAACAAATGCAAGGAAGTATTCAAAGATATATTGCTGAAGTATCCAAATATGCCAAACAGGGTAATCCTGAAGCTGCTTATAAAGCGCTATATAAACGAGGTGTGTTGAAGGGGTTTTTAGAAACCGAAATAAAACATAGTGGTAAGTAATGATTAAATTAAAAGAATTACTGAATGAAGACCTGGGCGACAAAATGCGAGATGTGATGGGAAAATTAGCAAAATCTTTAGGTCTAAAATCCATTGTGAGTATGCATACAGGAAAAGGCAGTTTGAGTTACTTTTTAGATGATGATAGAGAAGCAAAGAAACTACAAAAATTTTTACAAAGGTCATTTAAGAGAGTTAGACTAATTCAATTGGATAAACCAAAAGGTGATACTGCAAATTGGGTAGTAGCAGCTGATATGTTAGGATTAGAATCCGTAAATGAAGATTTCTGGGCTACACCAGCTCCATTTAGTTCACAAGAAGCAAAATTACATTTAGATATGGATATTAAAAAAATGTCCAAACATTTAGGTAAAGCATCACAGCAAGTCATTAAAATAATGATGGATGGTGTAAAGGGTGGTAGATATGATGCTATGGATATACAAAGAGGACTTCAACATGGCCCAGTAACAAGAACACATCATGGTGAGGCGGAGTTTATACAAATGTTGTGGAGAAAAGTTCGTGATGGATTTAGAAGATATTCTAAGGGTGGTAAATTACGAAAGTGATGAGTATATGATAGGATGGAATTAGTAATGTTTAAATTAAAAATAGAGAAATTCTTAAAAATATTAAGAATGAACAAATTCAAAAAGAAGAAAGAATTGTCAACGCGTGGTCATATACGCATAGAACTTCCCGATGGTTATTTAATGAATCGGGAGTATAGACGAGTTAAATAAATAATGGATCAACTGGCAATGATTTGGGATTTTGTATTGACAAAATTTGATTTCTTACTATTAAGTGGTGTAGTATTTGTGATACTATATCATGTAATGGAAATGGGAAATGAGTAGATATACCAAGCTTGGAAAGCTAAGAAAGTAATATTTATATTTGAGGAATTATTTATGAGTGAAACAATCAAAGTAATCAACGGAAAAAAATATAAACCAATTAAAGAATCAGCCGATAAAAGAATTTCTGTTAAAGAAGTTAAGTCTTGGTTAAAAGGATTGGAAGAATTTAGATATCGTAAGATACCAAATGTTGATGTACGAAGAATTACATCTTTTGTAAATAATGGTTTAAGTGAAACAGATTTACCAAAATCATTACAGAAGAAATGGGAAAGTGCTAAATATTCTAAAGAGAAAAGTTTGGCAGATAGATTTATGAAAGAAAGAATCAACCGAAAATTAACACAGAATGAATCCATTCATCCACTTAAAGAACAATATAATAAATTGTTCAAAAATAAGGTAGTATTATGAGTAATATAAAATTAATGGGAATAATCGAAGATATAGGAATTATGGCCGATGAAAAACCAAAAGTAAATAAATACGAAGTAATTGAGGCAGTAAAATCATATGCAAGAGTTGGAAAACAAATCCAAGTCAATAATAACATTATGGAAGCAGCTAAACAATTAGCTCAAATGGCCGAAGATGCTCAAAATCATGTCTTGAGTGAAACTAATGATTGGTTTGATGCTGTGAGTGTAAAGAGAAATATGAAAGAACTCAAAGGTTTGACAGGTCAGTTTAAAAAAACTGCTGTTGAGGCAAATGCCACTAATCAACGACTTTCTGCTCTTTACGAAGATATGGGAAATATATTGAATCGTTACTATGATATCGATGAGGCTTTGGATCCAGTTGGCGATGAAGATGATGATATCGATAATGATGGTGATACTGATGACAGTGATGCTTATTTGAAGAAACGCAGAGATGCTGTTACTAAGGCTGTCAAGGGAGATGGTTAGGGAATTTTTATTTTGTTCACTATTGTTGTGGCAAATTGGTTTTATCATAGGAATATTATTAAAGTTATTTTACAAACCAAGTGAAAAAAAATTTGTACCAACTGTTGCTCAAACAATACCAGCAGTTGAAGTAAGGACACCAAAAGTACAACCTGGTCATATAGATATAGAGATGAAAAAAAATATAGCAGTACAAAAACCAACAAAATCGTCTATAAAATCAGATGAGGTAATAAAGGGAAAAGTGAAGACTCAAAAAGATAAACTTAAACAACTTAGAAGAGGTTAATATGGCTAAAGGCTTAATATATAAAGCAACAAATAAAATAATTGGAAAAACAAAAAATTACGGGGGGTTAAGTAATGGCGAAATCAATTGATTGTGGTACTTCGTATTTTATTTCGGCTACTAAAGATACAATTAAAAAACAAAGAAATGCATTCTTAACTGTCGATGGGGAGGTGAACCAAGTCAAGAGAATGTTAAAAAGACAAAGGATTCCTTTTGTCGAAAAAGCTGGTAAGATACATATTGTAGGACAACATGCCTTTAACTATGCTCAAATATTCAGTGCGGCAGAACTTAAACGGCCTATGAAAAGTGGTTTATTAAATCCGACGGAGAAAGATTCTTTGCCGGTATTAAATGCTATTATTGGTGAACTACTCGGTGATGCTACGGATAAAGAAACTTGTGTATATTGTGTTCCATCTAAACCAATTGATGTGCAAAGAGAAGTAAGTTATCATGAAGATGTATTGAGAACTATTATTGAACAATATGGGTATAATGTAAAGAAAATAGAAGAAGCTGTTGCTCTTGGATATGAGGGGTTGGTTGATAGTCAATTAACTGGTATTGCCATCTCGATGGGCGCTGGTATGTGTAATATAGCCGTTATGTATCAAGGAATGACCGCTTTATCTTTTAGTGTAAGTCGTGGTGGTGATTGGGTAGATGATAATGTTTCACAGGATACGGGCGTTTCCAAAGCTAAAGTAACTAACATTAAAGAAACATCCACTACACTTGACTTATCTTCCGCTACTTATCAAAATATTTATGAAGAAGATACCGATGAGGCAAATGTATTAATTGCAATTCGTTCTTATTATGGTGCTTTGATTAATTATCTTTTAACTAATTTAAAAGTTCAATTTGAAGGTGTTGAAAATGTACCTAATTTTCCTGATGCAGTACCAATCGTAATAGGTGGTGGTACGGCATTAGTAAAGGGATTTTTAGATGTCTTTAATGAACAGTTTGACCAAGATGAATTTCCAATACCAATTTCAGAGATAGTTCTAATAGCAGATGCCCATACGGCAGTAGCTCGTGGATGTTTATCTGAGGCACAATTAACTGAAGAAGATGATAATGAATAAAAAACAAAAAAAAGATTTACAGAAACAAAATAATACATTGATGCACGTAGTGATAAAAGATAATAATATTGAAAGAGCTCTTAGGGACTTTAAAAAAAGAGTCAAGAATTCTAATTTATTATTAGAATTAAGAGAACGAGAATATTATGAAAAGAAATCTCTTAGAAAAAGACGAATGAGAAAGATGAGAGCATTGAAAATAAAAACTTTACAAAAAGATTAGTTTTTAATTTTTATCTATACTTATATATAACCATAATACACCATGTTCATATGGTGTCTAAAATAGAAATTCCTATTAAAGTTCCAGAATAACTTTATTCCAATATAACACATATATGGAGACAATTATGTCTGATTTACTAAAAGAAGCTATTGCTGATGCAAAAGCAGTTCGTGAAACGGCACTACAAAACGCTAAGATGGCTTTAGAAGAAGCTTTTACTCCACATTTGAAATCAATGTTATCAGCAAAACTTGCTGAAGACGATATTGAAGAAGATGATAATCCTTTTGCTGATGAAGAAGAGGATGAAGAAGAAGTTTCTGCACAAGAAATCGATGATGAAGAAGAAATTGCTGCTGATGAAGAAGAAGTAGAAGAATCCGAAATCGTTGAAATCGATGGTGTAAAGTATGCCCCAATAGTATCTGAAGATGAAGAAGAAGAAGAAGCACCTATTGATGATGAAGATGATGAAGTGGGTGAAGAACTTGATCTTGAAGCTGTAATCAAAGAGCTTGAACTAGAAATTGCTGAAGCTGACGATTCTGATGATGACCTTACTGAAGGTTCTGATGACGATGAAGAAGAAAAAGTAACTGAAGAAGTTGAAGAGATTACTGAAGAAGATGAAGATGATGAAGTCAAAGAAGAAGTTGATGAACAATCTACACCTGAATCTGAAGAAGATACTGAAGTTCACGAGTCTGTTGATGACATACAAGCAGAGCTTAATGAATATAAGGAAGCCGTTACGTATTTACGTGATAAGCTTCATGAAGTTAACATCCTTAATGCAAAACTTTTATACACAAATCGTTTGTTTAAAGAGTTTGCCCTAAGTAATGACCAAAAACTCAAGATTGTTGAGACCTTTGATAGAGCTCAAACAACTCGTGAGATTAAGTTGGTTTATTCTACTTTGGCAGAATCGTATACAGATAACGGTTCGGTTAAAAAGACTGAAATTAAGGAATTTGCTAGTAAAAAAGCTGGAACTACTGCACCAAAGACAAAGATTATCTCGGAAGAGAATCAAGTCGCAGATCGTTTCAAGAAACTTGCTGGCATTTTAAATGATTAATCACAATTAATTTTGGAGAACGAAAATGAGTGATATAAACACACTTCTCGACCCTTCCCCTATGCGGAAGCAGAAAGAAGAATCACAAAAACTCGTAGCAAAATGGAATAAATCTGGTCTTTTAGAGGGAATGGATAATGATTGGCAAAAATCTGGTATGGCTGTATTGCTTGAAAACCAGGCTCGTCAATTAATTTCTGAGAATTCTAAAACTTCCCCTTCCGCTGGTGGCGGAGTAGGTGATGAAGAATGGTCAGGTGTTGCTCTACCTTTGGTACGAAGAGTATTTGGTAACATTGTTGCACAGGAATTAGTTTCTGTTCAACCAATGAACTTACCTTCCGGTCTTGTATTTTATCTTGATTTCAAGTATGGTACAAGTGCTGGAAAAATGACATCTGGACAATCAATAGGTGGTAACACTGGTCCTAACACTCCATCTGGATCAACTGGTCCTTATGGTGAAGATAGTGGATTTTATGGAGCTGGTCGTTATGGCTATTCATCAAATCAAACATCTTCAGCTGGACTAGCTTCTGGAGTCGGTGTGGCAGCATCCTTTTCAGATATTGACTTTAATTCAGAAATATCATCATCCTTGGGTTCGGGTGATGAATTCTATAAAGTATCTATACCTTTGGCTACATTAGTACGTCCTGATAAGAAATCAGTTAGGTCATGGAACTTTACTGATGCTACTTCAGACTCGTATGTATTACCACAATTTACAAAAATTGTTGGTACTAATGTACAGTTAATTGTATCTGCATCTGATGCAAATACAGCATCTGGTTCATGGACTGTTGATTACTCTCAAGAGCCTAATGCAGGTAACAGAGGTGACTTTGAAGATAGAACTGGTGATGCTACTACTGATACACTAGGTATTCCTGAAGTCAATTTGGAACTTAGGTCTTTACCTATTGTTGCTAAGACTCGTAAGTTGAAAGCTGTTTGGTCACCTGAGTTAGCTCAAGACCTTAACGCTTATCATAGTGTTGATGCTGAAGCTGAATTAACAAGTATGTTGAGTGATTACATTTCGATGGAAATCGATTTGGAAATCCTTGATATGTTGGTTAGTGATGCCCAAACAACTGATTACTGGTCTGCTAAAGCTGGTGAGGATTATGATTCTGCTACTAGTTTATTCGCAACTAATACATTCTACGGAACTCGTTTCGAGTGGTATCAAACTCTTGTTGCTAAGATTCAAAAAGTATCAAATGAAATTCATCGTTTGACACTTCGTGGTGGTGCTAACTTTGTGGTGTGTTCACCTAAAGTTGCTACTATCCTTGAATCATTACCTGGATACAATAGTGCTCCTGGTGATGGTGATGCCGCTGCTACCCAATTCGCTATGGGTGTTTCCAAAGTAGGACAAGTTGCTGGTCGTTATACGGTTTATAAAAATCCGTATATGGTCGAAAACAACATCCTTGTTGGATTCCGTGGTACTAACTTCTTAGAAACTGGTGCTGTATACAGTCCTTACGTACCACTTATTACAACTCCATTGGTTTATGATCCAAGTGATTTTACTCCAAGAAAAGGTGTAATGACTCGTTATGCTAAGAAAATGATTAGGCCTGAATTCTATGCTAATATTAAAGTTAAATCTTTGGATTTAATTTAATCTAGTTTAGGTCAAACCTAAGATATGAAAAGGGGATCTTTTTAGATCCCCTTTTTGTTTTTATAAGTTATATATTTATAGTTAAAGAGAATTATATATGCCAAAATTAGATTATGCCTATACAGACCCGTCAGGTTCCACTCTTGTAGCTGGACAAACACCATATGGTACATATGATACTGATTCTACATTTAAAACAGATATAATTTCAGTAACGAAATGGGTTGCTAAACGACTCGGATATCCTGTATTACAATTAGAGATACCAAGTGGTTCAATTTATGCTTGTTTTGAAGAATCAGTAAACGAATACTCACAACATATCAATAATTACAATATAAAGAATTGGATGTGGGAACAATATGGTGAGAAGAGTAGAATATCTGGTTCTTTAAGTACAGGTTCTGCTAATCCCGTAACTCCAACAAATGGACCATCGGTTCAATTATCTGAAAAATATGGTCAATTAGTTAATATGGGTGGTAATGTAGATTTAAAAAAGGGATATATTACTTTAAGTGGTTCTGCTCAAGATTATGATTTGCAAGATGTTTGGGCGACTGATAATGAAGACGGTAAAAGAATTGAAGTACAAAGAGTGTTTAATCACGCCCCATCATCAGTAACGAGATTTTATGATCCCTTTGCTGGTTCATTTGACCAAAGACAAATGTTAGATAATTTTGGATTTGGTAATGTATCACCGGCAATATCATTTGTATTGAAACCAATCAGTTATGATTTAGCTAGAGCTAATTCAATTGAAACATCCGATTTAATTAGAAAAAGTGCTTATAGTTTTGAGCTACATAACAATACTTTAAGAATATTCCCAAAACCACAATCAACCGATGATGGTGAAAAAATATGGTTTGATTATTATGTAAAGGATGATATTAAAAACACTAATCATGTGAGTGGTTCAATGCAAGGTGGGGTAAGTGATCCATCAAATGTTCCATATAAATTCATTACTTATAGTTCAATAAATCAACCAGGTAGACAATGGATAAGAAAGTTTACATCGGCATTAGCCAAAGAACTATTGGGGATAATACGAAGTAAATATAGTGGCTTACCTATACCTGATGCCGAAGTAACTCTTGATGGTGATTCTTTGAAGGCCGAGGGTAGAGAAGAAAAGACCCAATTATTAGAAGAGTTAAAAGAATTTTTAGAGTCGGTTAGTTTAACTGAAAAACTTAAAGCTGAAGCCGAAGAAGCAAATGCTCAACAAGAAGTATTGAATAAAGCTCCATTACCGATTTACATAGGATAATTAAATGTCTGCTACAAAGCCATTCTTTATCACACAGAAAGAAATCAATTTAATAGACCATTTAAATGAAGAGTTAATTGATGAGATAGTTGGACAATCGGTTGATATTTATAAAATCAATACTACTCATACTAAAGATAACATTTATGGTGAAAGTGCTACAAAGTATTTTAATGTTGGATTTAGGGTTAATTGTTTAGTTCGATTTAATTCACCTGAAGTAGAACAATTTAATGAAATTGGTCCAGATAATAACTCGACTATAGATTTAATGTTTCAGAGAAATAATTTAGCAAGTGGTAGTTTGAATTTCTTTCCTGAAGCTGGTGATGTATGTGATTGGAATGATGTGTATTGGGAATTAAATGGAGTAACTGAACCACAATTAATTGGTGGCCATCCAAATTTTAGTCATGCCATAAAGGCAACTGCACATAGAAGTAGATTATCATCAATTAATATTGAGGAAAGACCAAGATAATGGCTGTTCAGTTGTTAGATAAAACAATTGTAATGAAACCAAAAAGGTCTTCGATGGTGAAGGTACAAAAAGATGTTGATTTTGAGGAAAATTATGATAGCGAAAGTGAAAATTTCTACGGAGAACCAAAGGCTGATAGGTTTGATGAAATAATAGATTTATTAAAACAAGGTAATATTTATGGAGAGAAGGAAGAAATAACTTTAGGTGTTGTAGATGTTCCTATTGAGAAACAAATTGCAATTGATAAGGCTTCTACTAAAGGATTAAAGTCTGAAGAGTATGCTAATAATTCAGAAAATAAATTAGACAAACTAAGGAAACTACGCCGTGGCAATTAAACCCATAACGAATACAAATGCTCCAAACGAATC